ACTTGTCGCAATCGACGAAGCTGTTTGAATATGAAGATGTTCGAAGAATGTCCTGACGAGTAGTAGACACTCCTTGATCTCAAAGACGTCCGATGTCGCGCGGTACTGTTCCTCGGCTTTCCGCAGGGTGGCGATTAGCGACTTGTCGAAACCCAGCTTCTCGAGAGAATCATTGACGGTCTTTTTATCACTTTCAATTTCCAAATTTGGGTTTTCTTGCAGCAATTCATTTTTTAGGTAGTAATGTCTGGCCGTTCTCACTTCCTCGATGATGGACCGGATCGACCCCCGCATTTCGCGGACCAACCCCAATTCACGGCGCCCTCCTTTTCCGCCGTCAGGATTATTCGGCCGTTTCTTCAGTCCCTCTTCCATTTCGCCCAACTCCATCCAAAGCGGATTGAGTTTTTTGGGGATTAGTTTGAGGTCGTGGTCGCTAACTATTGTGAACTTCAAGGCGATCATTTCCTCGAGCTGATAAAGTAAGATCACGAGACCTATCGTCGGCTCTTCGACCGATCCGAGAGCATCCAGAAGCGCGTGAACATAACCCCGACGAACGACAAACTCAGCGACTAGAGGCAATTCAGAAACACAACCTTCATAGGTGGGAAAATTCGGTGACCCTTGATATCGCATGCTTGGCGCTGGAGACGAAAGTCGCACAAGGAGAGATGAAATGAATTCCGACCGATCAGCCTCCGCTAACTGTCCGAAGATGACGGTGAGAAGATCGTAATTGGCGCTCTGAAAAACAAAGTCCCCCGGGAATTCGTCAACGTGTCGCGGCCTGATCTTCCGGGCGACGTCGAGATTGTAGCGTGGATCTGTGGTGCGGCTCTGAGTCAGCCGCAGCATTACCTCCATGGCCTTTGGTGCGACAGTATCAGAGTGACTGAGCGAGTGATGTTCAAGCACTCGGTCGTAGTATCGAACGGTGGGCCGTACCCTTTCCTCAATCAGGATTCGATTGGCCCTCTCAACCGCGTCAGCAAGATCCATACGCCGAAGAATACACCGGCTTGCGTCATCCCTCGACGGCCGCGAGACCGTAGAAGATTCTTGATCCACTCATGTGGCAGGGGGTTTTCCCGACGAGGTTGTCAGGGCAATCGCACTCATCAGAGTCGTAATACGATACAGCTCCATTTGTAACGTCAGGCAGATTGCCAACAAGCGCACGTGCTGCAAGGCCAAGAGCCGTAACGTAAGGTCCGTAGGTGGGGTTTTTGAGGGCAATATCGAGCACACGTTGCCGGTCCTCATTATTTGTCTCTGGCCACCAGACGTCGTATTGATCGTGCGCAAGACAGACTGATCTCGCATCGTTTCCTCCCATCCATTGAATGTTTGCCTTCGCCCGATTCGTAACCGTGTTTATGGTCTCCGTCATCCCCGCGGAGCCAAGTGACTCGGATTCTCCGAGGGCCGTCATGGCAAGGATCTCCTGCGCGTTGAAGGGATCGGTGTCATTGGACATGGGGCGCCGGAGAGTCGAGGTGGATGGAATCGGCGAAGGGTGGTTCGACCGGTATGGCGAACATCAGCGTGCCGATGACTACTGGCCAGAAAATGAGGCCGCAAATGAATCCGAGAAATAAGCCTTTAGAAAAATCGCCGGAGGGCAACAGACGTTCCCCTCGGAAGTTCACAGCGTCTTCCCGCCGTTCCGACCTTGCGGGAAGTCGTTTTGTCATGTTTCACGATAGGGGTTGTGCATGTTACATCCTTACTACGGGGCAAACCTGTTTCTTAACTTTGCATAAGTTTGTTTTACGAACTTGATCGTTGCAAAAACAGGAATGCTGAAATTAAAGGACGGTATTTTCAGGAAGAAATCCCCTCTTGATATAGAACAATTTTATGAAATGCAAAAAGGCTGAGGTCATTCGTGAAGGGGATTTCCAGAATTTGCGTCAGCGGCCTGGCGTGAACGAAGGGGAAGTTCGGCAGCGTCAAGGGAACATCGGTGACATAATCAGGCCCGTTTTTATAAAGCGTATAGGACGGAATTGGCGCAACGACTTCTGCGAATTTTTGATAGCCGACTTTCGGTGATCCGAAGCAGCATACTTTCGCCGGAATAATACCATCAATGGTAAAAAGCGCCGCCAACTCTTGAGCGTGCGAGCCTCCGAGTGAATGTCCATCTAGTACCACGGGCTGTGTAATGAGAGGCTTTACATCCGCATAGGCAGAAAGAATGCCTTTGAAGAACCCGCTGTGAACGTATCCTAACGGCTCATAGTAGTAAGGAACTGCATCGCCATCGCGCAGCCAGTCGAGTTCACAATCCGAACCACGCGCCGAGATAACGTCATAACCCTGCGTTTTTTTAAGCGTTATATAAACGTCATCATCCTGATCGCCTTGCCACACATAATCCCAAACCGCAGAACTATCGTAGGTAGCGGCGGACAAATCGCAGCACTGGCGATCAGAGATCATTAAGCCGTTGCGGGAGGCGTCGGAGCAATCCCTTGTGCGGATGATAATGCAGCAGTCGAAATCTGCGTCAGCATCGTTCCGGCGTCTGTTGCAAGAACATGGATTTCAGACTGTTCCAGACCCGGAAGGCCTGTAACAATAGCGTTCTGTGAGGCAAGGACTTGGGCCAAAGCCTCCTGTGGATCGGAAGTCGCAATGACGTTTTGAACGGCCGTAGTAAGGATGCTCTGGTACTGCTTGAGCGCAGTTACCAAAGCGTCACTTCCGGCTTGCTTGAGATCGGCCAGAAGATCGTCACCAAGGGTGGGCGTTGCGGAAACGGTAGGTGCGGTTGAACCAGTCATGGTGTTTTCCTTATTTGGGGGGTTCACTAGGGTCAGCACAACCTGCCACAAAAGGGCATCCGGTTCAAGCCGAAAACAGCATCGCATCCTTACGCGAGGTCGGACACAGTCAGGCGATGAATGTAACCCCACCGGGACCCACGAATGATCACTTCTATCATCCTGACATTTGTCGTTTTTTTTCTGCTCTATATCGCGCAAACGTATATTATCGGGAACGCGCCGTTTGACCCGAAAATCAAATGGGGCTTCACCGCCATCGCGGCATTGATAGCAATTGTCATCATCGCGGGCATCTGGGGGCTCGTTGGGCCCGAGCCCTACGGCTGGCATCACGGCTGTTAGTGCGGCCCGAAGCCAAACACTTTCGATAGAAGCGAGATGACCACGTAGCCCGCGCAGGGCACGGATATCGTGAGGGCGATCCCTAGCACCCACTTCACGCCCACTGACCAGCCATTGTGCGTTGCGGCATCGATTTTCAATGTTTCGGCCAGATCCTCAACCTTAAGTAAGCGGGTCTCCACCGTGGCTTGCCTCGCCATATCGACGTCGATTTTATCGACACGAGTCTCGACCACGAGCACGCGGTTCTCTATTCCTTGACGGTCCTCGATATGACGGTTGAACTCCTTCTCGACCACCTCCTTGAGCCCCTTCGTTGCCTCCGTATTGATCGCAACGCTCGTGTTGAGCTGGGCCAGAACCGCTTTCAAACTGCTTATCTCCTGCCTGTTCTCTTCCTCAAGGAAACGATTGGCCATGTTGGGTCGCTTTGCCATGAGTTGTGTCTCACGTGTTTGAGGGCGTTTCAGGCTTCCCGCTGATTGCGGTAGGGATGATCTGCAACTTGATGGCTGAGCTCGCCTTTGCGCGGTAATAAACGGATGCAAGGCTCGCGATCACAGCCACTCCATTGGCGATGCTCGTGAGGGCGTTTACAAGGGTGGCTTGATCGCCGGCGTCGATATTGTGGCCCGTGATGGCCGCGATGCCCGATAGAGCTGCGATCAGCGCGCTCCATATCGTTCGCGACTGCCACCAATGGATGGGGGGATCGTTCTGCAGTGTCACGGGAATTCTCCTTTCACAATGCAATAGGCGAGGATGAGGACGGCACAGCCGAGCCAAACGATAGCCGTCCACACCCAGATGCGATTCTCAAGCGCGCGCTCGATGGCGGAGATCCGCTTCTCATGGTTGAAGAGGCTCAGGCGAGACATTCGCAGCTTCCGTTTGAGTTGGAGAAAGGTATCGAATCCCGATCAGGAATTCAACTGTTTTGCGGGACTAGAATCTTGTTATGCCTTCGGAAATTGAACCCATACTCGAGGCATGTCTTGCGAATGCAGAACGACTGATCGAATCCGCGAAAGCGGTTCGTGCCGTTCCCGGCTGCAACCACATCGCCTTCAATCTCGCTGTCCTGGCTCTTGAAGAGATCGGGAAGTCAATTCTGCTGTTCCAGGAATCGCTCGAGGTTAAGCACATTCCCCGCCCCAGCGGCGACGAGGCGAAGCACCCACTCGAGTGGATCGACGACCACGAACGGAAGCTCTTCTGGGCGATTTGGTTCGGCGACGACGGCCTCGATTGGCGGAAACTTCCCACGATGATGGAGGCATCGAGCCGGCTGCACTTCCAGAGGCTCGCCGTTCTTTATTTCGACCCGACGCAACCTCATGCCCAGAGTGAGATTAACGATGAGTATCTTTCCCAATGCCTCGATTTGGCTGAAGGCCGCCTGCAGATGGAAAAGGCGAAAAAGTACAAGGAACTGAGCGAGCAGGACCGCAACGACATTCAGTGGTTCTTCTACGCCACCAACGATCCCCAATTGAAGCTCGTCATTTTTTCGAAGCACAGCTTGGAAAAGCAGCAGGAATTTGCCGCAGGTCCCGAATGGATCAGGTGGCTTCGCCAGACCATCGAAGAATCCCAGCGGGCCGCGGCCGAGACCGTTCAGAAGGAAATGGCCCGAAAGCAATCCGAAGAGGGAGACAGCGAAATAGACAAATGGCGCATGCGCATCAAGCTGAAGTCTTGGTCACACTCGATCCGGCAGAACCAACTTCTTCAATGGAACGAAGGGATGAAGAAGATCAAGCTCAACAGAGGTGCCGAGCACAATGATTTGACCGTCGAGTTCACCATTCCGAAAAGCATCACCATACATGGGCTATGGAATGCCGGAATGCAAAACAGCGTGCTCTTCGTTTCCGCCCTCAATATCGCATCATTCGGCTTCTTCTGGTGGTATCTGCCGAAATTCACTTCGCGCTTTCATGACTCGATCATCGACCTAGAGACCAACATGGAGGTCCTGATCGACCGTATGCCCGAACTCAAGATCGTTTGGCCGCCGCAAGCCTTGAAGCAGGACGTGCTCGGGCAGAACCTCGGACTCATTTTCTCTTTCATTGTGCAGGACATGGACAAGCACCTACCCGTTTACCACAGATATTTCGGTGTGCTAGGCCTCATGGCGAAGAACGATCTGTTCTTCCAATTCGAGCATCACCTCGTCCATGACTTTATGGAGTGTCTAAAGATGGCGATGAAGTCCTACGGGGATTGGGATGGCGATCCCGCGACCTTCGAAAACTCACACAAGGGATTGGTTCCCGAGAAAGAGGGGCGTGATGAATTCGTGGCGATGGTCATGGATCTAGACCGGATTGCCGGCGAGGTTGACCGGCATAATCTAACGCAGCCTGTAACGCTCGAGCACGCCATCCGCGCCAAACTCGCCTTCGATACCTACATTCACATCAAAGCGCGAGCTTTCTTCGCCGAACACTTTCAACGGGACCGAGCCGCCGGGCTTGTGTCTGACGAATAGCGCCCGGCATTGTGACATCGGCGAGTCTCCAGGTGCACTCAATCGCTTCTCACAGTTGAGAGAGGGTGTTGGATTCTCTAATAACCCGTGCACGAAAATCCTATTACGTCTCCTGTTGCAGTCGTACCTGAAAGCGTCACGGTAGTTGTCGTTGTCGAGGTTTCGCTGATGACATTAGTATTGGTCGTACGATCAGTGGCGAAACAATTCCAACCGGCATTGCCAGCTGCACTATTTCCCATCGTAATCGTAACCGTACAGGTGCCATTCGTCCCCGATGTGTAATAACCCCCCGTCGCTCCCCCATTATGTCCTGATGTAGAGCATCCTGAGATGCCGTATAAGCCACCACCTATGATGATGCCAGCAGCTGTAATTTTACCTGTCGTGTCATTCGATGTTCCCCCGCTACCAAATCCTATGATGCCCCAGCCGTTGCGAGAAATGCTTGTGTCCGCTCCAGATGCGCTCACGTTTCCGCTGAATCCGAAAATACCTGCCTTATTCAGCGTGTCATTCTCTTGGGGCGCGGTCGAATTACCACTGTACAGATTACCTTTGAGAATAATGCCAGTTTTATTGTTTATATATCCGTTGCTCTGTGAGTAGTAATTTCCGTCCGATTCGAAGTAATTATTGATTACCCACGCGCCCACAACATTGTTGGCCGCATAAATTTCGGTGTTGGGGCCAAACGCATTATTCCACTGGATCGTGCTTCCTATGATCCGAAAGCCTTGTATATTTCCTCCTGACAAAAGGACAGCCGGACCACCATTAGCTTCGATAATGCAATTTTCACATTGCACGCTCTCTAAATTATTTACCCCGAGAGAACTCCCAAGTTGAAATCCGCCGAGCCCGTTGAAGCTGCTATATACGCCTTCCAGATTTATGTTTTCTATGTAATCTTTATAGCTGCCTGCTGTTAAGCCATCGACATAATACCCATAACCATAAAAATTCATTGAATACACGTAATGAACTTTTGCAGATTGCCAATTTAGGATGTCAATACCATCTCCACCCCCGCCGTCTAACCCATACCCCGTGCCACCGTACACCGTGAAATTACTAAGTTCATCCGTAGATGTCACATTCGTCACATTTGTCGAACCAGAAACAGCAATAGCTGCACTACTCATCGACTGAGTTAAATAAAGGAGTTGTGTTCCGTTATTCAAGTTGACAATGGGACCAGTAGCCAACGAATTGGCAGTATTTGGTGTGCCCGGCTCAACGCCATTTATGGAAACTGGTATATTCGCAGGCAAAGACAGGCCAGAATTTAGGACATATCGTTTATCAGAAAGTTGTATTTTGCAACCCACCGTGCTGCATGGGGCAGTCGTAAGCATGCTGTTAAAAGATGAACTATCATTCGTTCCGTATGCAAATTGCAATCCAGTGAAAGAATTAACAACAGGGAAACTAACATTTACCTGTGTGCTTGAAATATAAGATGAAATCGTTCCACATACCTGTTGCTTCCTAAGAGCATTGCCTGTGATGCCGGCCACACAAATCAAATCTCCTGCACTGTTGGATGGAAAACTGGCTGTTGCGGAAGACAAAGTTTCTGTCGGAGTATCAACGCCTGATGTATTGCGGTAATCCACAATAACGCCAGCACCTCCTCCTGTACAAGAGCTTGTCAGGGAGGAACAATAAGTAAAAGCATAACCTGACGGCTCGCTTGATCCGGCAGGCTTGCCAAAGCAGGTTAGATTATTTCCGGAACTGTTGTTGGCTGTAATATAGTTCCACCCCAAAGGAATCTTTATGTAGGGAATCTGTGTGCTTCCCTCGATTGCGTAATCCCCGATGCATGCAACAAGATAATCTCCGCTTGTAGTTCCAGAAGGCTTGGTTAGTGTCACAACGCCCGAATTTGTTGTCTGGTAGGAGTTGCCAGCAACAAATGTCACGCTACCGCCAGAAGGTGCCAGTGCCAAAGAACTTGCTGCCCATAATGTAGAAGATGATAGGGTACCGCTAACTGACGTTGTGCTTCCAGCAGAGGATATGGTTTGATCGGACGCAAACATGCCGTAAGAGCCAGATGTATAAGAAACGTTCTCTCGCGTCGTTCCTACACTCGGCGATGAAGACCATGGCGCTTGTGTTAAAAAGACCGACACTAAAAGATCATTAGCTGTATGCGTCGACACTGATGGCGTTGATGGAGTTGTGCTTGTCGATAAATTAGTATGAACCGGACTGCTTGCAGTAAAAGCACCATCAAAATAAATTGCACCATTGCCAACGGCACCGTACTGCTCGGGTGACACAGATACAGCCCCACCATTCACAACCGGAAGAGTGCCGGTGACTTGCGATGCGAGATTTACGAGACCCCCAGCCCCTGATACGATCTGCTGCCAACCGCCGTTGATGTAGGCTTCCAATTCATGAAGTGACGTGTTGTCGCGGAAATTGCCTTCCGCGGGGGATCCGGGTCGGTTAAGCGTCGTGCTGGCTGGGAGATTATCTGCGCCCGTCCCGGTCGCTACGAAACTCGGCGCATAGATGTTGCCGGCGGCATTGATCGTTCCAGCCCCCTTATCTCCACCAGTCACTGTCGAAGGGACCGTTATCCCGCCGTCATTCTCTACGCGCAGGCCTTCTGTGAGCGTCGCGCTGCCGTTCGGCGTCGTCGCCAGCGAGAGGTATGTGCCATTTGCGCCTACCGACCAATTCTGCGATGCGTATTCGCGGTAGGCCGCCTGAGGACCGACCACACTGGTCCCGTTGTAGCCCCAAGCATTGAGGCTCGCGATCTCATCCCCACTTTGAAGGGTCGTTGGTGAAGCGTTTGTCCCGTCTCGCCGGACGCCCGAGAAATAGGACGCTGAGCCAAAGCTATCGACTTCGTTCCTAGAGGGCGTTCCATCCGCATTTCCGATTTGCAGCAGCGTACCCGTCTGAGCTGAGGGAAGGGTCGTGGCGTTCGAAGTGATCGTCACCGGGCTTGTGAACGTTGTGCCCCCCGCCACTGTCTTGCTGCCGGTCGAAGGCAACGCCCCGATGGCCGAGGGGGTGATGCTCGCGGTCGACACATTCGTGAGCTGGCCGGTTGTGTTGTAGGTGAGGACCGGAACTGTCGCCGCACCCCCGATTGGACCAGCGGCCGAGATCGTCGATGCATTGGAGAGCGCATCGGTGATGCCGTACCCTGCGCGCGTGGTCGGTGTTCCGGACAGATCGGCGAAAGCAGGCTGGACGCAATCCGCCGAGGATGCACCGGTCGGATCGAGCGAGCTCAACCATCGGTGGGCCGCGCAGGACAGGCCGGGATACTGACCGAAACTACCAGAACTGCCCGCGATCTGCAGCGTTCCTGCTGAGCCTGATGACACAACGCCGACTGGCCCCCATGCGCCGGCCACATACGCTTCCAGCGACGTGAGCGATGTGTTGTAGCGGATCATGCCGTTGACCGGCGAGGACGGCCTCAGCGACGTGGCGCCGGAGGGCAATAGGACCGAGCCACCCGTGAAGACCGGATCGGCTGCGGTCAAGTCCCCGGAAAGAAATGTCTGCAATCCCGACCAAGAATTCGCTTGCGTAGGGTCGAGGATGAGGCTGCCGCTCGATGAATTGAGACCTGCGCCAATGTTGAGTGACGCGATTGGCCCGACCGTTACCCGATAATTGCAGCCTGCGTAGGTGCAGCGTGCGACCGGGATCATATCGGTTGTCTGAACCAGCCCCCCGTTTGGAAGCTGGCTGGTCGTTGAGTCTGCAAAAGCGGGAAGTGCCGTTGCCATGATTGCAAAGGCAAGGAGGCGAAGGAGGTGTTTCATGGTGCGTCCGTGCAGGAGGGGGCTTAGGTACCAGAGGGATAGGCGGGTGTGGCCGGGAGTGTCGTGCTGGTCGTGTCTGTGCCGTTAACGATGCCGCGAAGAGCTGCGCGGTATGTTTGCCACGCGGTCGGGATTGCGACCCCGGCCGAGTTGCAGCGGATCACCGTTATGTCGGATTTGTCCAAGGCCGATTGGGCCGCGGCGATTAACGGTGCGCGATTCTGTGCCGCGACCGCAGCAGCGTACCCAGGAAACGCGGAGGTCAGCTGATCCGATGTCGGAGTGGAAACGAAGATGTGTTCGCCTGTTTGCGCGGCATAGTCGGACTCCACAAGCCGAAAAGACAGGCCATTGTTGGAGTAGGCGTACGGACCGGGCATCGTTACCTCAAATGTTGAGCGTGAAACCTATCAGGAAACCGAGACTATAGGTTTCGGATTGGACGTAGATATTTGACGATTGCAACAGAAACTCGCCGCCCATTACCGATTCCGTATTCGCGCCGAAATACTGAATGGGAGGCGGATTCGAAGCCGAGCCAGCGTTCCCATAATTATTATTCGGCGCAACGGCGCAGGTATTGGTTCCGGCATTCGTGGCCGATGTTCCGATCCTGATCGTGGCCCCCAAGGCCGAAGGTATGAGCGAAGCAACGCTTACCGCGGCATAAGCACTTCCGTAGGTTCCGACCGCGCCATTCCACACAATCGGTAGATTCGCGCAATTGCTTCCGACCAGAGGTTCCCAGAAGATTCCCTTGTGCGTGAAGCCCTCAAAGTTTGCGCCGCTATCCGTATAGACGATGCTCAAAAGTGCCGAGTAGGTGTAGCCAGCGGCGTTCGCAAAGGATGGCGCGCTCGCCGACAAGGACATGATCGGTTCCCATGTCGATGTGGTGCCATCGTAGATGCCGTAGATGTAATAGAGCTGATTGGCGGCCACTGTGCCGACGTCAATACCACCCGCCCCGAGCGTTGCAGAATTCAGAGTGCCTGAGGGAGCGAGTACCTTGACGGTTTGACCAGCAGCGTTTTTGAGGATGATGCTGTTCGCCGCGACACTAATCGTCGTGTTCGATGCCCACGCGATGCTTCTGCCATGCGTGATGCCACCTTCGGGCTGCGCGATGGCGAGGTTTGAAACGGCTGTGGTCTGAGCAGACGTTCCAAGAGTGGCAATTTCGGAGAGTTCGTTGGCAGCGACCAAAAAGGCCGAGGGGTTGGCCGGAGAGACCAGCTGGAGATAGGTTCCTTGGCAAACGCCGACATATTCTTCACCGGCTTCAATATCGCCAGCCGCCACATCGACAAGCCCGCTGCTTCCCGGCTTCTTCAGCGTCAGGGCGCTCGCCGAGTCGACGGTGAGCGTCGTCGCGCCGGTGTTCGTGTAACCGGCCTTCCACGTCACAACATTGCCGACCGAATTGCTGAAATTGCCCGAAGTTGTCGCCACGGCTTGCGTGTTCGCGCTCCCCGTGGAAGTGCCACCAGTGAAGATCACCGTGTTCACAGAAGCCGTGATCGAATTCAGATCGAAATTCGTCCCGTTATAGCTGAACCAGTAATTGTGCCCGGCTTTCAGTTCACCACCGACAAGCGCGTTGCCGTTGATGGTCACGGCTTTATTCCCGAGGCCATTCAGATTGATGTTCGTCGCGCCGGTATTGTTATTGGCGACGTTGATTAGAACCGCCATGCCCTTGGAGTAAGACCCGGGCACTGGGTTAAGGGTCGCGGTGATCTGGCTAGCGCTTCCGCTTGTGTCATTGGCAAACGAGTAGGAGAAATTCTGCACCCCGGTGATCTGCGCATAACGAGCATCACCAGTCGCTTGGCTGATTTTCTGGGTCAAAGTCTCGCTAATGAACGGCGCGCCGCCGACTTGCGAAATGTTGCCGGACGTAATAGTCGTCTGCCCGTTGGCCACTGTCACTGTCCAAAGGCCGGTATATCCGGTGTCGGGTGCAGGTGTCGCTTGCGAGCCGGTCGTGGCAGGAACGCCGGCCTTGACCTGAACGCTGCAAATGTTCTGGCGAACGGTGTTCTGAGAGGTGCCGAGATTGTTCGGGCCAGACCACGGCGTAGCCGGGTTGGCCGCGTTGTAATACGGGAGAACCGCCGCGCCGCTATCCTCCTCGACGAAGGCAGCCTCGATCAGATAGACGACGGACTGGCCAGTCGTCGCCGGAGCTGGGCATGGCAGATTGACCGTGTCGAGACTGATGCCAATCTTGACGATCTGTTCAGTCGTATCGGAGCTTAGTGAGCCATAAGCGCTATTGTCGATGTTTTGTTGAGAGAAAACAGAGCCCGGAGCAACATTCACCGTCATTCCCGGCGGACTCGTCGGGGTGCAGGCGAGGCCGCTGAAGAGCGTTGAAGTGCCAAGAATGCCTTGCGCGACCCAACCATCGCCGATCATGGCGTTGCGATTGGTGTTGAGGATATCGGTGTCCTGTGGGATCGCTCCGATATAAACGATTTGGCGATTCATGCGTGCGTCCTAGCCTATGTGTGCGTTTTCGATCTGTGCCCAGACCAGCGTTCCTTCGACTTTCGCGTCCGCTATGGCCGCGTAGATATCTACGTCCGTCACGGCTCCAGCCACTTCACTGAGATTTGCCCACTCCCCTGCACTCGGGGTGCTGTAAGCACCTTGCGGGATTCCATACCCAGCGACGTAAGGGATACCTTGGCCAAGCGGCCTGTACGCTGTGACGAAGCCCTGATAAGGGACAGCCAGTGAGCCATAGCCACCGGCCATCCCATATCCGAAAATGTTCTTGCCGTAGGCTCCGCAATCGAGCGGCCGCCACGGTTCGAAGACGAGCGGAATATTCCCGGTAAGGTCGGTCAGGAGATTGATGATGCTCTGGCGCGTCGCCTTCGGTCGGAGAAGGTTTTGAAAGATCCGCGCGCGCCATGAAGGATCGGCTTCGTTGGTTCGGCGGCTGATAAAGTTTCCAAAATAGTCGAATCCGACCAGATCGAGGAATCCGTCGGTTGCTGTCGCGATCCGGGTCTGCAACTTTGCGTATGCGTTGAGGCTATAGATGAAAGCTAGGCAGTAGGCCAATCCGTTGAGAACAGCGTCAAGAACAGGTGCCGTATCCGAGAACCACCCGTTTGGAAGAAGGCTCTTTAATCTAGCGCTAAAATCCACCTGATCGCCGGTTGACATTACGTTCCGCTGACTGTGATCGTGTTCGCTTTTATGACATTTTTTGGTGTCGCTGTCACGTCCGAAGTTCCACTGTTGAGCGTGACGTCCTGCACATTTGCAACTCCCAGCACGCCGTAGGCAACAGCCGCGAGCTGCGTATAAGGAAGGCTGTTTCCAAGTCCAAGGCCATTGATGAAATTCGTGAGCGCCAGTGCGACATTCGCGGCGACCGTGTTAGCGACGTAGCCCGGCGCCGCAACAATCTGCATGTTGACGTTGGCTGTCAGGACAATGGGCGGAAAAACGCCGTACTGGATCGTGAAGCCGCGGACTGATTCGATTGCTGCACCGACCGCATTGATGAGGCTCGTTGGAGGGGTTCCAGTCCCATCGTCGATGACCGCGTAGAAGAAACCCGGCTGATAAGAGCCGTTGTAGGCGTAGTTCTCGGTCACTGTCCGAAAGATGCCCTGCCGGACGCTCGCAATCGCATACTGAATGGCAGAGAGGATCGCCTTTGAGAGCGAATTTATGAACAGGACGAACCGCGCGCGCAGCGCCGGGTCCAGTTCAGCATCCAACCCGTTCGTGAACGCCGCGGCATTCGTTACCGTATCGACGCCAGCGATCCCTTGCGTGATGATCGTGACCGTGTTCGCCAAGACGTTTCCGGCTGACCCAGCCGTCACCGCCTGCGCCGGCACTGTGACGGTGCCCTGTCCGGAATTCATCACATATCCGCCAGCCGTGGCGCTGTAGGCTGCATTCGTCGTATCGAGTGTGACGAAGAAGTTTTGCGTACCATCCTGACTTTGTTCAGGAGAGTTGATCGGAACAACCGCCGATCCTGTCGTCGAGAACCGGCTGAAAGTGAGTTGTCCGACAGCAGCTACCGCATCAAGGCGCTCCATGCCGAAATCGTTGACGAACGAATCGAGATCAGGCCCGTTCGAGGTTGCCGCACGGGTTATCGTGAGCACATAGGCGACTTGGGCCTCGAGCCACAGCCCCATGGCCGCAACAGCCTCGACAATGGCGCGGAGAACCGAGCCTACCGTCAAATTCAGGGCAATCGTAGCCCTCGCCTGAATCGACGTGACCATGTTCTGGACGAGTGTCGAGAAGTCCAGAGAATTAATGCTCGCCATGGTCGATCCTTACGGCGTTGCCTGAAAGCTCAAGGTCGTAGGCTCATTGCTGTCCGATTCCACATACCGAATGCTGGAGGTTACCACGCCTCCAGTGTTGGAGACGAGATCGACCTGCGGCTGAGGATTCTGTACGACCGACTGTTCAAGGTACATCTGCGTTGTGATAACACTCTTCATTGAGGCTTGATCCGTAGGCTGCCCAATCCACTTCAGGATGCCGCCGCCGTAGAGCGGGTGCCAGATGTAATCCCCCGGATTCGTCGGGAGCCTTCGAAGGATGCGTTGCTGACTTTCCAGTACGGAGTCGACGGTCTGTAGATCGCCATTGCTTCCAAACTGGAGATCTCCCGTCATGAAGTGGTAAGCGTCCGCCATTGGTACCTACATAGTTGGAACAGGAGTAGCCGTACTATCACCACCACCTTGAACGCCTGGATGCACGTGCTCGTTATATTTGGCGCGCATCGCTTGCATGCTCTCGTTTGTCGTCTCGCTTTGATCCGTGATGTCGCCGGTCGCGATGATGTTTCCGTTCACAATGAGGTTGGGCGTTGTCATCGTGACATTGCCGGTCGAGGTCAAATTGGTAGCGCCGCCGACGGTGGCGTCCAGATCACCAACAGCGTTGACCGTGAGCTTGGTATCGTTCGTCAGCTTGATGAAGCTGCCGCATTGATGGACGAGCCACACCTCCCCTGAAGGCACAGGGCCGGGCGGGACAGTAACGGAACTATAGAACCTTTTCCCGATATATCCCGCGTTCTTGCCGCCTTCCTGGTATTGGACCTCGACCACATCCCCTACCGTTGGGCCAAAAAGAAGACCCCATCCGTTGCCGACGAATTCGGTCCCAATCGGCAGGAAACCTGTCAGAACGTTTTCCGGCTGAAGTAGAACCTTGGCGCAATAGAGGTTGGGGTCGTAACTGTCGATGATCCCGATACGTGGCTTACCCTGAGTAGCGAAGAAGCGCTCACATTCCCGCCTCACAATATTCAGGATTCCTGAGATGTTCATAGGATCGTCGTGGATTGAGTGCTGTGGTTCTTGGCGCGAACGGTCATCCGGGATTGCTCGAAGGAGACCTTCCGCGTGATCGTGTCTGGATAATACTTTTGGTCGAAACTCGTTCCCGTGCCCGTAAGCTGAATGGGCGTCCTGATGGTGAGCGTGTCGTCTCCCGCCATCTCCGTGGTGATGACGCGTTCCATGCGCGTAATCTGTTCCGCCTTCTGCATGGCGTAGTTGAGTGCGGCCTGCTGAGTCAGATTGGGAACCGTGAAACTATAGGTCTGCGCCTGACCACCGGCGCGCTGGCCCTTGTTTGCCTGCGTTCGCTTGTAGGTGACCTCAAAGGCCTTCTCTTGAAGCTGATTCCAGCTCCGAACGATCACAATGACATCGCGAGCCAAAGTCTGGCTTCGTTTCATCTTCATATCGGTGAAGTTTGCATACTGGCCGATCCCTCCCTGCGATGGTTCTGAGTAAACCATCTGAAATGGAGCGACCGTATCGAGATCGAGAGCAGGCTGAAAGTTCAA